CTTGCCCAGGGACATTGACTATGAAAAACTAGGAGTGGATGTCAAAGAAGCAACTCGCATAGAACGCAAACTGTTAGGCAAGAAACGTTGCATCAGCAAACACTGTGGTGGTGTACTGGTGTTTGATAGGGCACTACCCAAAAGTCTATTCCGTGATGATAACCTCATATTGTTGGACAAGAATGAAGTAGAGGACCTGGAACACTTGAAGGTGGACATACTGGCCAACAGAGGACTCAGCCAACTGCTAGAGATAGATCCTCATACTCCACTGCACGAATATCCTAAACAGGATGATGCCACAGCAGACTTGCTGTGCCGCGGTGATGTGCTGGGTGTTACACAAGGCGAAAGTCCTACAATGAAAAGATTATTCCGTGCCCTGCAACCCACAGGCGTGGAGGACTGTGTGTTTGCTAGTGCGTTGGTGCGTCCTGTTGCAATGGAAGGTAGACGCAAGGCAAGTTGGTTCCGTGATTGGACAGAAGAAGGTATCAAGAAAAACGCCATTGTGTATGAGGACGATGCCATAGACAAGATTATGAAACTGATTGGCATAAGTCCGTACGAAGCGGATATGTATCGTAGGGCGTTTGCTAAAAAGAATGAAGAAAAGATGATGGAGTTCATGGGCAGGCTAGGCGATTATCCTGACAAATATGAGATCTATGATCAAATGCAAAGTTTGTCAGGCTTTGGCTTGTGTAGAGCACACGCTGTAAACTTAGGCAGACTTATATGGGCACTGGCATATCATAAGGTACACAATCCCAAAGAGTTCTGGCGTGCCTGCTTGATGCACTGTCAAGGAAGTTATGCACGTTGGGTGTATCGCAATGAAGCAAAACGTGCCGGCTGGGATCTACGTGACCTAGGATTTGATAATTGGGTAACAGAAGATCCTGTGCAGAGTTTCTTGGACAAAGGTGCTTGGAATAGCCCAGGCTTTTTACCAGGTATGGGCTTGCAAAACCTCTATCTCGATCGGTTTCAGTTTGCTGGTATAGTTGCAAACAGCAGGGTGTTCAAGTGTGATGCTAAAAGTTACATACACTTTATTACACTGGGTGTAGGCGAGGGCAAATATGTGGACATAGTTGTAGACCGTCCTGTGAAGTATTCAAACGGCAGTGTGGTAATCGGCGAAGGTGAACTGCATCACAAGGACAATAGCGAATACCTAAAGGTAAAACGCAAAGCAGTAAAGGTTATGCCTATCACTGAATACGTTCAATAAGTATTATTATGAATTTAGACTGGCAACCACACATAATCATTGATGATTTTTTAGAACCACAACACTATGCTGAGGTTGTAAACTGCGTGGTACCTGAAACGCCAACTGATGATGGTGTTGTTATCTATGGCAACATTGATAATCGTTTGAAAATAGAACACATTGGACTACACTACCACAGTAAACTGATGGATTGCCTCGAACAACTAGCACCAGAAAAAATAGAATTGTACGAATGGACAAACATTGCAATCAACTTAACGGGCAAGGATTGCAACTTTGATGTACACACGGATCATGACAACAAACTACTGTCAGTGGTTGTGTATCTAGAACCCACAAGCACCGGTACCTTCTTGTACAAAGATCGGGATGGAAATAGTGCAGTAGAGGTGCCGTGGAAAACCAATCGGGCTTTTATATTTTCTAAGAATGATGCAACCTGGCACAACTACAAAGGAGATGGAAAACAGGTTAGACGTGTGCTAGGTATCAATCTAATGACAAACAAATACGGATGGTAATCACTTACCTGCTTTGAGTCCTGCTAACATCTGCTTGAGCTTGGTGCTTTCAACATCTGCACGGATCTTGCCAGGCTCGTTTTCAACTGCGGCACTAGCCTCTTCACCAGTCATAGTGCTCTTGCTCTTGATGCTTTCATAGATACTACTGCTACGCTTCTTAAACTCTTGGTAATCTTGATCTTCTCCCAAGTCACGGATACGCAGGCTCTCCATGTCAAACTCCAAGTCTACCTTTTGTCCAACACCCGAACTTGAACGTGTCTTCATTGCTTGTATTTGATAGCGACCACGCTCACGCATTGCCCTACTTGTAAAGATACCAAACACGTTATCAGCAGTGTTGATCTTACTGATACCACCTGCAATATGGCTGTGGTCAAACTCAATCTCTTCCACGGCCGATCTGTTCAACTGCGATGCTGTTACAAACAATATGTTCATTTCCCTAGCCAAGTTGCGTAGTTCTTCTGAAACATACTTGTCTTTTACAAACTGATCATTTGGGCTTACCTTTGCACTCACCGGCATCAACAAGTCCAAGTAGTCAACACACATAAAGTCAATGCCGCGTCCAGTTTTAATTTGTAGCTCTTTGCAGAATGCACGAACATCATTTACGTTGCTCTGTGCTGGCATGTATTTGATCTGCAGGTTACCGGATTTCTTCTTCATCATCTTGACTTTCATTTCCACAGTGTCAAGATCCTTAAACAGTTGCTTTGCGGCTGTGTTAGTCAGCATACTGTCAATACGCATAGCAGTCAACCCTTCACTGAGCTCCAACGTAATGTACGCACCGTTAAGTCCTGCTTCCAACCAGTTTACGGCCAAGTTCTGCATAAACAAACTCTTACCCGAACCTGATCCACCTGCAAAGATCTGTAGTTCGCCTCTGTTGAATCCTCCATACAGCAGTTTGTCTAGTGCAGGCCAGCCTGTGCTATTCTGTCCGTTGTTGTCTTTGAGTGCGCTCAGTCTGCCACGTGGATCTTCAAAGTAGTCTGTGCCTAAGTCTTTTGTTAAACTGATCTGTACAGCATCTTTGATCAGTTTTTCCACAGGATCATATGTGCCTTTCTCCAACAGGTCAGCACTCTTTAGGATAGCACGTTCTAGTTCTTTGCGTCGAGTAAATCCTTCAAACTCCTGCAAGCACCAATCTATATGACCTTCGTTGAGTTCAGGAATCTCTTGCAACTTGACTCCTGTAACTGCTTCAATTTGTCTACGGTCAGGCAGTGTCTTGTGTTCATTTGCATGATCATAGATGAACTGTGCAGTTTCTTTCAAATGCCTGTCAAAGTTTTCACTGTTGAATATGTTCTGTACACGCAGGAAGCTCTGTGCATCCTGCATCATGATTTCTAAAAACAGTTGTTGTACTTCAGGTGAGTAATCTTTCATTTATTTTTTACAAGTTCCATATAATTTATGATGTTACCTTCTCTATGTATGTCGCAAGTAACACAATGTATTCCGCCATCCCAAAATGCTCTAGTACTCATGTTTACCACATGTGGTGTTATACCTAAAGACTCTAGTTTATCGCAACCTCTATCGTCCTCAGCAATTACTATAGCATTTTTTTCGTCAACAATCAACATGTTTACTTCAAAAACAGTTTCATCAGCCTGGCCAATCCAATCTTTTGCTACATCAAAAACAAAGTCGTTAAAGTGTGCATAATCGTATCCTGGTAGCCACCATTGATTGTTAGATCCGTTTTGCACCCTGCGACTTGGGGTGTCTGCTAGGTAAAATATTTCCCAACCAGGAAATGTTTGTTCATAACTGGTTTTATAGTGAGTGCTAAAAATATGTCCCGGGGCAACTGGACAAAATATTGCATCACTGTGGTCGCCAGTATCACTCAAATGTATTTTATACTTTTCTTGCAGTTTGTTGATCACAGGCTGTACAATATCTATCGTTCCAGGATTAATGTCAATTACAAGATCAGTTCCTAATCGCACAATGCTAGGAAAACTCAAATAGCACATTGGGTCATTTTGACTACGATCAAGCACAGTCACTTTGTGGCCTTTTTGTTTGTAGGATTCCACTGTACTATCGAATCCAGTTACGCTATTTGGATACTGAGGTATAATGTACAATGTATCATCCAATACAAGTGCCCAGTCCCTAGGGCTAACTGGAGGCTTTATTAAAGTATGTTTTTCGTCAAGATACAATTCAATAGATTCAAAATTAGGTCTCTGTACAACAACGCCAAGCCTCTCTAAAACATCTTGTAGATTCTGCAAATCCTGATTGGTTATTTCAGAAATTTCTTGGAAAACACTTCTATGCTTTTCTGGTAGAGCGTGTGCAAAGCTACCTGGATAGCACCCACCTACCCAGACTTCTTTTAATGGTTGAAACCCGCAGTGGCTTGATATCATTTGATTTTGGCCTTGAGCTTTTTGCGAGCCATTTCAATTTTGATCTTGCCGCTTACACGGCTTTCCATTATCATTAGCAGTGTAGTTATCTCTCCGTAGCGACAAACAGCATCATTAACATCCTTTATGTCAGCTGGCCAGTCAGGTATGCTTACACTGTAGTTGTACTCCAGTGCGCTGTCAATCAATTTGAGTCCAGCTTCGTCCTGATCAGGCACCACAATAATTTCTTTTTCCAAACTGCGTATCAGTCTGCTCTGTGCTTCGTTGATGTTGTTGTGTAACACAGCCAAGCCATTGATACATAATGCATCAATCACACCTTCAACCACAATAGCATACTGCCAATCAGGCTGTTGTAGGTCTGTTCCAAACACATAGCCTGGTTGTATGTCCTGTATGTACTTGGGTATCCTGCCATCAATGTATCGTGTGGCATGTCCTACTATGGTGTTGTTGTGTGTGAAGGGTATTATAAATCCAACACGGGCACTGTGTTCTACATCCTGTGTGAGGTATGGATAGTCTTCGGGCAAACATCTATCTTCTATGTACTTCCACAATGTTGTCTCTTTTTCAATCTTGTATGCACGGCTGGGCAATTCACGTTCTTCAAACTCAATGTTCATCAAACGTTGTTGTATTTGTTGACGCTCAAGTGCAAGTCCTTCGATGCTACGATGACGCAGACTTTCGAGATTGATGCGTTCTATTTCTTCCTGCGGTACGTTGAACCAACCCAGCAAACGTTTGGCTTTAAAACTAAGATTACGTCCCAACATAAAACTAGCAGTAAACCCACAGTTGAAACAGTGATAACTCCAGCTGTCTTCGTTGAACTTGATACCGCCACGTCCACGCTTGTCCTGGCTCTCGCCATTATGTACACAACAGGGTGCATTAAATGAGATCCATCCGCCCGATGTCTGTTTACGTTTTGCTGGCAAGTAAGTTAGAAGATCAATCATGCTAATAGTTTAGCATGATTAAAAGTATTGTAAAGTTTTTTGGTTAACGATATTTGATTTTTGAAATTTTACCCAGGTCCACAGTAACAGTTGGGGTGGTAATGTACCCTTGCCCGCCACTTACAACAGTTGCAGTGCTAACAGCGTTTCCACTAACAGTAGCCGTGGCTGTTGCGCCTGTACCCAGTCCTTCAATATTGATGTTTGCACCACTGTAAACAAACTCACTGCCTCCCGCTGTAACAGTTAACCCAGCCACAACCTGGTTGTTCATAACTGGTGTTATCACAGCATCCTGGCCAAATTGGTTGATTTCTAAACGCAGGTAATTGTGTAGTCCTTCGACATTAAAACCAATTCGATTTGTCTCATTGGTGTAGACAGCCTCATTTCCTATATCATACCATGGACCCAGTAGTGTTTCACTACCCTGTGCTTTCCACGACCCTGTAAAATTTTCAAGATCGATTTGCAGGGTGGTCATCAATAGGCCTTCAACGTAGATAGCACTAGTGTGTACGCGATTTTTGCTATCTATGTTTTGTACGGTGTAACTTGGTACGATCATTTCTTTGCTTTCAAGGAAGTCTGGGTAAACAGTGTCAAGTATATCGACATTGCCGCGGCCGCCTGAGTAATCATCAACATACA